CATGCAAGAGCCTTGATGTCTTCGTCCCGCTCAAACTTTCGCATGACACCGGTATTGTAAACACGCGCCAGTTTATCGATGATCTTTCTAGCCACCGAGATGGTGGATAGCGCATACTCCATTTCGCTAACAGTGGTCGGATCAAGTTGTCTTGCAAGTAACTCTCTAACGAATTGCTTAGATTTGTTTTTCCATATTTCGTGCCACTTGTATGAATCACTTTTGCGGCGGCGGTTCTCAGAGCCTTCGATATCTTCAATTATACTATCTCTGACCTCTTGATCTAAAATTTCGTCTTCTGATTTCAATCTCATAGCTATATCCTTCTGCCTTCGAACACATGATGCTCCGGTTTCTTGAATGGTATTAAAATATCACATAGATAGTCTAGGCCGTCACTAAAATGCGTCAGCTTAGGATTTGTTTTTATCTTCTCCAATGTAATGATGTTCTGCTCCACGCTCAGCAAGTCCTTACAAGTCTTTGGTTGAGTCTCACCGTTTGGCTGAATGATTCTTTTATCAATCAAGTTATTCATGTGGAGCTGCCGTTGACGAAAACCAGGAGCTCTCTTTCTGACACAGATTTCAGTAAAGCCAAACTCTTCACGCAGTATGTAAATATCAGGATCACCTTTTGTCGATCGACTGTTGCCGGATGGATCAGGATAAAGCCTCGTGTTGTGTGGCCCATAGCCACGAGCGAGTAATGCTTTGCCCATCATGCGAGTGTCAGCGCCCTTCTGCCCACCGGGAATACATATCTCGTCAATGCCTTTAAGAATTCCACCACGCCACTGCCAAATCGAGGCCGCCATTGGATCGACGTTAAAATCAAGGCCAACGTGAAACCAATCATATTTATCTGTTTTATGTACAGCGTTGTTTCTCTTAGCGTCATAGGCGTAGTAAAATCTATTGCCGGTCATGTTAACCCACAGCCCTCTGATATAGGCGTCCTGCATGATTGAATCGTAGGCCTCCTCTAAATCGTCAAGGTAATCAGCAGACAGATTCATTTGGTTATCACGACTGTCGCCGTAAATGACCTTGGTATTCCTCGGCGGCTTCTCTATTAAATATTCATAGTACTCACTGGCAAAGCCCTCAGGCGTTCCACTGCTGGCTATCTGTGGGAAGGGCGCCTTCTTTATTCGAACACGCGACATAGCCTCCTTGTAGCGGACCAGCGGCATCAGCGTTAGCTCATTGATGCAACACCATCCCCAGTTAGGTCCACGGATCTTTTTCTCAGCGGTGGTGATAAATATCGTGGCATCGGTCCAAGGGAACTTAAAATGCGGGCCGTACTTTCCATTCTGTTTGTATGTAAAATTGATTTCATGAGCGTCGAGGATCTCTTCGAATAGTGGGAGCCAATCCTTTTTAAATTCGGCATAGCTCTCTGAAACGAGTCCGCCGGGGATGTCACGGTTAAGCCACGAGAGCTGAAACGTCTTCATGCAAAGGGCGTAAGTCTTACCGGCACCGAAGCCGCTCGACAAATGCAAACGCCTAGAGATTACATTGTCGTGAAACTCTTGCTGATGCGGATTCTTGATGTAGTCCCATTTGACAATGACGCCCATATCACCCTGGTGGCCATTCGCCTAGCACTCTATTGTTATATTGTGCTCTTTCTTCAGCTGTTTCATTTAAATATTCTTCATACTTTTCGAACAGCCAAGTCTTTCCTATAGCCATGCCTGTGGGTATAAGTGAGTGTGTTTTTTGATCATCAAAGTGCATTGCAACTCTGAGCTGCCAGTCATTAGGACGACATTTGTCTTTTAATAAAAATTTAGTAAACGTCATCACTAATCCCATTCATCGTTGAAAACGATATTAGTTATCCGCTGAGTCAGCATCTCATTATTCTCTTTGATTTGCTTTGCCGTTACGAGATCACCTTCCAGTAAATCACGCGACATCTTTATTGAGCCGACAGTTAAACAATGACAAAGCTCGTGCACGATTATTTCCTCACGCTCTAGCTTTCGATGTTTCCAGAAACTAGGATAGACTGAAATGGTAGCATGAAAATACACCTCATCAGGATCGCAAGTAGCCGCCCATCCGTTTTCATCATTAACCATGTGCTGAGTTACGATATACCACTCGCCAAGAAACAATCGAGGCCGCCACTTTTTAATATACCTTTTTATTTCTCTGCGCTGCTTGTCGGTTGGTTTCATTTGATCCCCAGTACTTTGTCTGCTATAGCGCGAGCCTTATATGATTCATAAGAAACATTCTTCCAACCAACATGAGGCATTCTACCTAAAGCATCGTACATCGCGCAGAAGGCCTCCAGCCAATGATTTGATCCTTCACAATGAATATGCGCAGTCAGATGATCCTTGGTGATGCCATCATATTTGTTTTCTGATTCGTGCTTTTCTGCAATCCTGTTCTTGGCATCTTCAAATCTCTGTTCTGTACTCATCGTTTCTTCTTACCACGTTTACGCGTCTTAGCTTTTGACTTCGGCTTTGGCTTGTTGTGGCTGCTGATGATTGTCTTCTTTTTCTTTGGTCGAAATGTTCCAGTGTGTCCTGCCATTATGCCCTCCTATTGAATATGTTTTCTAATAACTAATACATGCTCGCATGTTTCCTGGTCATACCACGCTTTATGAATTATCTCACCAGGCTCAAGGTATTGCTTAAAGGCACTGGCGCCAATTGCTGCAGTTCTGTGTTCAAGGATTCGCAGCGTTCTGGTCGTTCGTTGCCAGCAAGGTTTACAGGTAAGGTTTTTATAATCTAAAATCTCTCTGCCACATTCAGCACACGGATATTTCAATGCACATGCCTCCTTGTGACCATCAAGTGAGCTTTGTTCAATCTATCTAAAACAATTTTGTCGATAGTTTCGCCAGGCTCAGTGTAGGTTTTAAACACGCCGTGCTCATCAGCCGATGACATAACGTCAGCTAGAGGAATGCTCATTACCTGAACGACATAGCTGTGACAGAAATTGCAGAAAGTCTCTGCTTGCTTACAGATTTTACGAGCGCACTCGAGGCAAGGGAAAGGTTCCATTGTAGGATCGGGCTCTGGGAAAAACATTAAAACTCCATGCCAGTGATCGGTTCAGAAGGCGCGTCAGGATTATCTTTCCAGCCGCACTTGTTCTTTAAAGAAAATATGAGCATCGGAACGTTTCCGTCAAGGGCCATGATCATAGCTTTCTGGTGGAGCTTCAGCTTCATCTTGGACATCATCATTTCTTTGTACTCTTCGAAGGTCGTGTCATGCTTCTCCGTAACGCGACGTTTAATCGTTTCAATTGAGCACTCCATAATATCAGCGCACATTTGCCTAGTCGGCCCAAACTTTAGGATCGCGTCGAATTTCTCCCAATCGAAATAGTCCTGGTCTGGTCCTGGTGTAAATAACGCCATCAGTTTTTGTCCATTCCCGGCACAAGTTCTGCCGTTTTTCCTGAGAATTTCTCCCACCTCGATAGTATAACACTACAATAATGCGGATCTAACTCCATCATAAAACACTGGCGCTTGGTCTTTTCACACGCGATCAAGGTCGAGCCTGAGCCGCCGAAAGGATCGTAAACAAAGCCATTTTTTGATGTTAATGCATTAATATATATCTCTGGTAATTCAACAGGGAATTTTGCTGGATGATCTATCGTGCGTTCTGCCTCTTGACCTATATGCAAAACAGTGCCCAATGGACGTTTGTTTTTTATTTTAGTGCCTTTTCTTTTTAAAGTTGATCCGTCTTTTAATCTTATTGTTTGATAATCATCAGTTCTGCCGGATGATTTATTTTCTACCACAAAATTTGTAACTTTAGGTTTACCAAATATAAAAATAAATTCATGTTCTATTGGAAAGGTGGCCGTGGCATTACCTATAGAAAATCCGAATCCCTGCCTATTCCATATATTCCATGAGAGTAATTTCAATTTTAGAGATTTAGCTAATTCAATATAATTATCCCAATAAGGAATTATTTCATTGTCATTTCTTTTTAATCCCAGATTAACGGCATATACTTCACACGGAGCCATTAAAAAATTAGCTAAATGTTTAG